CCGAAATTGCTACTGTATTTGCAAAAGTAGCCGCTTGTGTGTTGCTTAGTGTTAGAGCAACAGTATTTGCTCCACCAGTCGTAAATACCAAATTACCAGACGTATCGGCTGTTTGCGTTAGTGCAGTTGTAGTAGTGTTACCCGCTGAGATAATGCTCATAATTAGTCCTTAAATGATTACCCAGCGTTGGCCCGATGATATCGTTACCGTGACTCCGTTCGCTGTATTAACAGGGCCTACACTAAATCCGTTTACACCAGCGTTGACTGTAGCATTAGCTGTGATGTTGACATTAAGCGCCAAAATAGAACTGTTACCAATACCTGTGCTACCACCACCGCCTGAAGCTACGTTAGAAATCCAAGCAGTGCCGTTAGAAGTTAATACGTTTCCACTGGTTCCTGGCGCTATTAAAACAACAGATGAAGTATTGTTTCCAGTAACTACATAGCCAGCTGTTAAGTTAGCAACTCCAGTGCCACCATAAGCTGCGCCTACAGTACCAGAAGTAATATTAGAAGCGTTTAGTCCTGTTAAAGGAGAACCATTGCCAATAAACAAAGTAGCTGTAACGTTGGTAAATGTTGCTGTGTTTGCAACTGAATTTCCAATGATGACGTTATTAAATGCGCCACCCGTATGAGATACGGTATTGATTGTTCCGCCAGTAATCGTAACTGCATTGGCGTTTTGGGTAGACATCGTACCCAAGCCAGTAAAGTTAGCTCCAGAAATTGTACCGCCAGTAATTAATACGTTGCTTGATACAAGGTTTGTAATAGTAGTGATGTTGCTTGAATCAGCATAAGTAGCACGTTCAGCAGGATAGGTAACAAAGACTGCTTTAGTACCAACACCAAAGTTAACTGCTGCATTGGCATTACTAGACGCAAGAATTGTAGTACGAGCAAGTGAAGTATTAGCTAAGTAATACGTGCCAACACCCACCTCCCAGTTAGCACCTGCTTGGTCCGCAATGGTGTAGTAAGTAGTGTTAAGGTTGCCGATTGCAGCAAAAGACTGATAGCCTACTACGGCTCCAGCCAGTACAACCGTACCAGTACCCTGCGTTACTGTAGTCTCTTGGACTCTATCCGCTATTGCAAAAGCCATAATTAGATCCTATTCCCTTTAGCCCAATTTATCTTAGCAGGCAAAATTTGTAAATTCCACGGCAAATGTAATCCAGATATATTTTTGCCTTGCAATGGGACAATATGGTCTACATGATAATTTAAACCCATTCTTCTTAATGAAGAACAATAGTTATATACAGATTCAATTTCAAATAAATGCCCATCATTAAGCCATTTTGGCGTTCGTTGAAGTTTTGCAGCATTTCTTTTTGCTGCTTGTAAAGCCATATAAGACATATAAAAATCAATGTTCTTTTTTCGCCAATTTTGTATTGATTGCTTTACTTTTTCTGGATTTGCAATTCTATACTTACGCACTCGTTCTGCTGTTTTTATCCGATTGGCATTATCCCAATTAGAAATAATTTCTTTTGAACGTTTTGGGTTAGCCTTTGCCCAAGCAATGGCTGTATTACTTGCACAAATAGTGCAGCATCTTCCAGACACTCTACGCTCTGAAATGTGGCCGTGTTTACACGGTTTACCAGTAAAATATTTTGGTAAACCCTGTTGTATGGCTTCTTTGTAAGAAACCAATTCCACGATTAGGCAATCCTGATAATAGCGTTGCTTGAGTCTGCGGTTGGGAAGATCACTGTGAATGTACCGTTAGTAGCTGTTTTATCGCCACCAAAAGCCAACACCGCAACAGCGGTATTTGCTGTGCTGTTATAGATCAAAGCGCCATTTGCAGTAATGTTTGCATTTGTCCACGAGCTGTTAGCAAAAGACATAAACGCTACGTTACCTGTACTGGTTGGGCTTGTGCTAACTGTTAAAGTGTTTCCACCTGCAGTGTAGTTTGAACCTGAACTAGACATTTCGTTTAACGTTGTATAAGCAGTAGTAGAGTTGCTTAACGTTGCTGAACTTGTATACAAAGCCAATTTATACGTTGTTGTAGCGCCTGATACTAAGTTTTGCTGACCGCTAAGTATTTGTACCTTAAACGAGTCTGCCATTCCTTGGGTAATTGCCATTTTATACTCCTAAAAATTTGTTTAAATTTACTGCTTTTCTCATAGCTTGTTATATTGCAAACTAGTTTGGCCTGCTCTATAAGCATCATTTCTTTCAAGACCGTCACCAAGTCGTTTGAGCTGTTGTAATGCCTCATTATACTTGGTGTTATACGCTAACAGCATATCTGTTTCACCTTTCATATAGGTGTACGCCTCTACCAAAGCACCATATAAGAGTGCAGGGCTGTAATTATCACCAAGCCATGAAGACCCCTGAGTAACAATAGACTCTGGATAATAAAAATAGTGCAGTTCTGCCGTATATCCAGAATCTGGGGTAGGACCAAGTATGAAAGATAGCTCATTAGGGTCGTTTAATCTGGAACCAAACAAAGCATAATATTTTGGAAAGCCAGTATCACCAGGGCTTGGATACGCTTGGCGAATATAATTAACGTCTTTGTTCAGTAGGTATTCGTATGTGCCATCAGTATTAATAACAGCCATTGAATAGGTAGATAGATAGTCGTTTGGGCAAGCTAGATACTTATTATCAGCTGTCAAACTGCCAGTAACGTTTCTTCGCAAAGAAGGAATCTGCACCGTATTGTATATACGGGTTTCCGCCTGCATAATGAAGGTATTGATCTGAGTGATAGCATTGACGTTAGTCTGGCTACCCCCAGTAGTTACCTGTACAAACGTATCTGGGAACTGATTCTCAGTATAGGTCTGTATTTGCGAAAAAAGTTCTTGGTAATCCATTATGCCATTGGGCCTCTAGAAGTAAAACCTTTAGTAGCTGCGCCAGATCCACGTTGCTTCATACCAGTAGTTTTAGTCTCTGGTTGGCTTTTAAAATTATTACCTACAGACATTCTGACTTCATTTACGCCATTACCTGGCTTAGTAACTGCATCTTGCGCTGTGGTTATCTCTTTACCTGACATAGTATGTGGCTCTGCATAAACTTCAGCATCACCGACTTCTTTACCCATTACTTTTTTAGAAAATTTAGCCATGATTAACGACCTCTTCCTGAAGATTTTTGCAACATAGCACGAGCCATATTGCGTCCTACAGCTTTCATAGAATTACCTAATTTCTGTGGACCTTTTTTTGGACCGCACTCTACTCCAACTGATGGTCCTGAATCACCAAGGTTTTTACCCTTAGTTTTGCCTTGTTTAGTGATGCCGTCTGCTGCTTTTCTGAATGTCATGATTTACTCCTAAGTTATATTAACTGTAACTGTACCAATTTGTGTGTTACCTATCAAGTCATTTGGTGTTAAAACATTATCAAACAACCTTGAACCTCCAACAGGGTTCCATCCCCATTGAAATACTCTACTACCCATATCTGGATTACCAAATCCATTAGGACCTACTCCAGTTAAGTTAATTTGTAACCCGTTATTACCAGATTGTAAATAACTCACATCAGGTCTAGGATCACGAACTGCTTGCGGATCATTAACAGGATACATACCCAACTGTAGTTGAGGCTGATCTGGATCCCAGCAAGTAGGGCAAACCTTGATCTTAAATGGCTTTGTTTTAACCGTCTGTGTCTTTAGTTCCTTTAACTTATATCTTTGACCACATCGATCACATTCGGCAATGGAATGTTTGCCAGATGCAAATTGATTAGGCATAGAACATATTCCTTGGTACAAAACGGATTGGAGACTTATCTCTATCTTCGTCAGCTGCTAACTGGAAGGACTCGTCATACGCCATTTTGAGCATCATTATTCTATCTGGCTGTACATCTGGCAGTTTAGTACTAAGTTGGTACGCCAATCCCGCAACCATGCAAGGAATAAAGCGAAATGGAATGTCCTGTACATAGACACCAGTACCAGCATCTTGAATCCTGCGCAACCTGTAATACACAAATAAATACTGGCTACCAGGCGCATTAGGAGTGGGCCATACGTTAATACATGGAAGATTTTGTACAGTAATGGCTGCTCCAGAAGAATGAGCAGCTGCAGTAGTGCCATTTTGACCACGGGCGCAATTAATTAATTGATTGCCACTAACGTTAGGATAACTGATGGTCTCTGTACCAATCTTAATAAATCCAGAAGAAGTAATCCCAGCGGTACTAGTTAACGCAATAGTCGTGGTTGTAGAACTAACATTGCCATCCAATAAAGCAGCGATGGTGTTTTCTTGTCCAGACTGGCGGTTAATATATACCTGAATTGGACGGCCTTGTGCGAGCTTGTTTGGTATGCTCATGTAGGTAGGCTCTGCAATACGGCTGATATTGATGTCAATTTGATTGCTTTGTACACCATTGTTCTGACGGATAACCATATCCATCATATCGATGGTATCTGCTGGGTATGGATACATAGACTGGCCTGTAACCATCGGAATGACTCCCTGCTCGACTGTCCACAAGTTGATACCCTTGTTAGCCCATTCAATTGTCAGCAGGTTTAAAGACCTTCTAGCGGTCCTAAAATCATATCCAGTACGCAGCTCTCTACCACATCTCTCGAAGGCTTCTTCAATAAGGTCATTAACGTCTAAGTTAAAAGCTGTGGTTCCTGTTGTACTCATTTTGGAGCCTTTTTGACAACTCTAGTCGCCTTTTTTGCAACTGTTTTAGTAGTAGCCCTTTTGACCTGTGGTTTTTTTGTTTCTACTTTTACAGGCAAATCCAAAGCCATTGACGGTTTTTCGTCAAACTTGCTTAGCGCCCATTGTAAAAAACGTTTAATCATTTTTTCTTAGCTGTTTTAGCAGATTTAATAAAGTCCGCTTTGCTAGGCGCACCTGCAGAACCAGGCTTACGCATTTTTTCACCAGAGCCAGCTGCAATACGTGCTTGCTTTTTATGAATATTTTCATAGAGTCCACCAGAAGCCATTTTTTTAGGCTTAATACCTTTTTCTTTCATAGATATAGCGATGGCAGCTTGTTGGGCTAATCCACCTTCCTTAAATTGAGTAAAGTCAGTATCGTCCCTACGAGGTTTTATTTTGCCTTTAGGCATTTTAGATGGGGATATATCGCCCATACCACGAGAAGCTCTCATACCATGCGTCCTTTAGTTTTTCCACGAATAGCGCAACCATCTGCACGTTTAGAAGCTGTACTAATTTTACCGCCTTTTTTCATTGCTCTTGGATTAGTTAATGCTTTAATTTCCCCAGCGCTACCAGTACCACCGCCACCGCCACCGCCAGGTTTAGGCAATCTGCCCATATCTTGCAGTCTTTCAGTGTATGTGCGTGGGCGCTCACGTTCAGATTTGGCTTTGTTTTCTTCCGCTATATCGCGGATTTTTTGTCTAGCCTCTTCTGGGGTATCCATTTAGCAAATCTTTCCACGGGTTTTACCGCGTTGAGCAATACCATCACCACGGCTAGAAGCTGAACCACCTTTAGCCATTTTAATTGCTCCACCTTTTCTGCGATCATCAGTATCGCGACCAGAATAACGCTTACCTTTTGAATCAAAACCAGCCAAAGGATCTGGCATACTAAATCTTAGTGAAGGAATATCACCTTTAGACTTAACGGCCTTGGTGTTTCCACCAGCAGCAGTAAATGACTTAGGCATAGATTTAGTACCAATATCTTCTCTTAACTTTTTCAAAGCATCAGATTTAGGTTTTACTGTTTCAATTTCAGTTGTATCAAAATCTCTAGATTTTGAAGTAGGAGTAACTTTAGTCTTAACAACAGTACGTTCTACAGAAGTTGGTTTTTTATCAGCTGCGCCATATGGGTCTAGATCAGAAGAAGTCTCTTCTAAAACAGGTTTTTTAACTTCAGGTTTTTTAACTTCATCTGGTACTGCAGAGCGCATACGAGCCAGAATAAAAGGATCAGTGCGATCTGCACCGCCTAGCCATTCTTCTTGAGCTTTACTAAAACCACCTTCGTTAAACTTACGCGTTTTCTTTTTCATATTAGCAAGCCTTTCCGCCCATGTTCATTTTTACCATTGTTCCTTTAGATTTGCCTTGTTTAGCGCACCCGTCAGCCTTAGATAGCTGACCAGCTTTGCCACCAGAAGCCATTTTGTGCATACGCTTTTCATGGCCCATGACTTCCTGTTTGGCAACCTTCTTCATCATTGGCATATCTTCTTTGACATCTTTATGAGCCATACCGCCTTTTTTCATATAGCCCATTTTGTTTCTAACGTCAGTTGGCAGTTTTGCCAGTCCTGGGTTTTTTTCTTTATCTACTGGTTTCATTATTCCGCCTTTTTTCTTTCCAATGTATTTGTTTAACATAGCATAAGGTAACTGATTAACACCATGATGAGTTTTTTGTTTTGCAATACCAGCTGCTGCGCCACCAGTTTTGAATTTTTTCCGTTTGTCAGCCTCATTAAAGTCTTTACCTACTGACTGTGGTACACCTACTTTTTTAGCAAATGCAGGATTATGTGCAATAGCTGCCATAAAGTTATGCTGTTTCTTTGACTTACTTGGCATTATTTACTACTCCAATACCCAACTATTACGCCAACAATTCCTGTAACAAGACTAACCGCACCGCCAATAGCCATCAATGTTTTCCAACCACCTTTAGCTTCAGATAAGGTTCTTTCAATGTTTTGGAGAGTAGTTTTAATTTCAGCCATCTCCTTTACCATTTTGTCCATATCTACCTGAAGATGTTCAATGTTACTAGCGTGAGTTGCTAGTTCTCTAGCAGTTTCAATTGGGTCAATACTCATTTTAGCATTTCCATCGAGCTAGTGAAGCCGCTTTACGAGTAGGTTTACCCTTCTCATCTTTCATCGGTCCAGGCATACCAGACATACGTGCGCAGAAAGATTTCTTCCTTGCTCCGCCTTCGGGCTGTGGGGCTTTTAAATTACTTCCTGTGGCTGCATTATATTTAGCACGACCTTTGGCGGTAAGACCAGCCCCTTGAGAAACAGGAAGTTTCTCACCTCTACCAACTGCTAGAGAGGGACCTTTTTTCTTAGCCATAAAATGTTGTAACTGAGGCGTTAGCTGGAAGCACGATATATACACCGTTATTAAAACGAATACCTTCACCTGGTATTAGTGTAGAAATAACAGCCGTATTTAAAGTAATGTTTAGCGTTAAGCGTTCTGTTCCAGTAGCAGAATTAGCAGCCGTGTCCCAAAACTGAACTTCACCTGCAGTACCGCCAGGTGCTAGTTGATAGGCTTTTACACGAACAGGACCCGTAATAGCTTGCACATTTGCGTCCGCATGGACCATTTTTACGTCATATTGCATACCCATAATTAATCTCCTAAAGATTTAAGTGGGGGACGAATCCCCCTAAAGATTAATTAAACGTTTTGCTGACCGCTGTCCGCAACGTAGTAACGAATAGACCCAGTTACAGGACCGCCAACAGCACCAGCAGTACCAATAGCAGAAGTAACTACGATTAAGTTAGTTGCATTAGCTACGTTACCTAAAGATGAACCACCACCTGTGCCACCGATTTGGATAGCTGTACGAGCAGTTAAGTTAGCGTTGTTAGTAAATGCGTTAGGAACGTTAGTACCTAGAGTACCTGTTTGACCAGGACCTACACCAATTAGTGGGGTAAACCCTATGTTACAGGTAGAGTTAGCGCCTGTAGATGGGTTAGTAATGTTAACAGTTAATACAACAGCATTTGCTGGGAGAATAAGAGCAGCGCTGTTAGTAGATGAAACTACTACGTTTGCTGTAGTAGAAGAAGTATTAGCGATATAAAACTGGGCAACCATGTCCATGGAACCAGCATAAGCGGTGCGAGTTGAATCGCCACCTGTAGAGCGCCATACGGCTGAGGTAGTAGCTAAAGTCATTTTAAATTGTCCTTCATACAAAGATAAGTCTATCAATCGTGTATGCGTCTGCCAGATCAGTTTGATAGACCAAAATTCTGGTTTATTCGATATTACTACATTTTTAAATAAGTGCAAGTCTTTTATAAAGAAAAACCCCACCTGATAGGGTGGGGCTTTCTTATCACTGGGTGGCTATGATTAAGCGCCAGCAGAACCGTACATTCCGAGTGGATCAGACCAACCGAAAGAATAACGCTCACGAGACTTGTAACGTACGTTACCTGTATCGAAGTCACCGTCCATTGAGTTAGCCAAAGGAGTACGAACGAAATGCTTCATACCGTTTGGAACATCAGTAGTCAGGAACCAAGCATTGGTATCGGTCAAATAGTGGTTAACAGTGTAACCTTCTGCGACAGAACCGTTGTTCTTGATAGCGTTGATGTCATTGTCGTTTGTACCAACACGCAATTCAGTTTCGAGCAAGCGAGTTGCAACGAACTGGAGTGCAGGAGGAACAACCAACTTCTTAGGTTTAGCAGCGATTAACAAACCACGTTCATCTGTCCAACCAGCGATCTGAATAACAGCGGCTTCCAAAGAAGTCTCGTTTAAGTCAGCTGCAGTTGAAGGGATGTTGCTGTTTGTACCGCCAGATACCAATGGGTGTGATGCAGAGAACAAAGGAACGCCATCACCACCGTTGTAGCCAGTTGTGAAGCCGTTGTTCAATACAGCAGCAGATTTAACCTGCTTGGTATAAGCCATAGCACGAGCTAGACCTTTGGTATAACGAGCTGATAAAGAATCGTAGAGGTTGTCTTCGATTGCCTCTTCAGTCAAGCTAAAGCCAAGGGCGATAGTTTCGTGGTTGTAACGAGCTGTCCATGCTTCTTGAGCATTGTCATAAGCGATGGCAGAGCCTTCGTTTTTAACAGGTGCTGCAGAGAAACCTGACAACTTTGTTTCTTCTTCAAAAGAACGCTCAGAAGTCTCTGTTTCGTAGATTTCTTTGTGTTCTTGACCGTATGTTGCAGACTCCAAACCGAACAATGCGTTCAATCCAGGGAGCAACTCTTTCAGTAGTTGTGCACGTGAAATAGCCATTTAATTAGCTCCTTATAGATAA